AGACGTAGAGTAACTGCACATACCAGTTGTACATATCGTCCGCCATCTGCTCTAAGAACTCCGACACGCCGCCNCCGATTCTNTCCGTATCAGTGCCNCTATTCAAGATTTTGCCTCGCACTGTTTTTTCTGTTTCAAGTCCTGCCGATGACGAACCCCTAATGCCAAAAATGTCCCTAAGACGCGCCCGCGTATCTTGCAGTTGGGTAAAGACATCAGCTGGCAGTCCTCCTGGTTGGTATCTTTGTATAGCTTCGTTAGGCGAGCCGTTTGGGATGGCTATTACCCCTTTATTGCGTAGCGCCTTAGCCACGCCCACAGCTTGCGGTTGAGTGAGACCAGAACGGCCCAATGAAACTACCATGCCGCCGTTCATGTCATCCGCGTTATCGTCTATTTGCTTATTGCGTTTATTTATTAAATCTTGATTAGAAAGGTTTTGACCGATAAGCGAGGTCGCGTCCATAGGTCGGTCTCCTAGTTGAAAGACCGAGAGAAAGGCGTAAGGCATTTGTGGGGTGGGAAAATGATTGATACCTTTAATTTCTACTGGCTGGGCAGTAGCTGTGCCATAAGCGTCTACTGACACTCCTCTTGAACTTAAATCAGTTGGCAAGGGGTTCTCGGTTTTGTCATAATTCCAATGAGGATTCTTCCGTTTGAGTAAAATAGTCTTGCCCAACTTCCAGCACATATATTCAGGCGTCCACCACTCAATAAACTGAATCTCGGTGGCATTGTCTTTTTTAACTAAGTCATCAATAGCTTTTATAGCTTTAGCTGACTTCTTGTCGTTCCCAATAATGGCTTTAATGGTTTCCGCTTCCATTTTCCGATACTCTCCTATGCGGTTGCCGGTATAGCCCGCCGGGGTAATGGTGGCATCGGGGTCAAGAATAAGTTTTTTAGGTCTTACGATCTGCGAAATCGGCATATCTCTATCCAAGTCCCAGCCGAACTTGGCTACACCTAAGAGGAATATCCCCCAATGGCGAGCGGCTGTTTTTAATTGCAAACGCAGTTTTATTTTATCGGCTATATCGGCTAACCTACCCTTTACTTTATCAACGTACTTGGTTTTAATCGGGTCTTCGTTCTCGCCGTCTTTTTCCCGGTAGTCAAGCGTAACTAATGGTTCAGGATTTCTGCGGGTAACCTGCGGCAAATAAGTTTCAACCGCTTCAAAGAGAATGTTATCCACGGAGGGTCGGTCTTTGGCCCCTTTGGGTAAATCAGTTTGGATGCCCAGCCAGTAATTTCCATTCTCGTCGCCCTGTTTTTCCCAGGTTTGTTTCTTAGGTGAGTCAGTCCAAATTTTCTCCCACTTTTCCGTGATCTTGACTAACTCCTCATCTTTCATCTTCAACTCCAACTCAGGGAGTTTGTCAGAAACAACGCCCTCGGTGGTCTCGAGGTCAACGGCATCTTTAACTTTATTTATATCGGCTTGAAGACCGGTATTTGTTAGTAAGTCTGTTGCCATATTTATTCGCTGAAAACTTGGGCTGAATTTATTTAGAATGTTTTAATATCTGAAAAGTTGCTACTACCTTCAACAAGAAAGTTTCCTTGTCCATTACCAGCTGTAGCGGTACTTAGCACGCTACCACCTGCCGTGTAAGTCGCATTTGTAACTCCGGCAGTCGTACACCATGTTACATATGGCCTATACCAATCATACTGCCGATAGGGAGTCCAAACTTCTTTTATGGTTTCAACAATTTGCGTTCTGTTTGATAACTTCTCAACCAGCTCTCGCAAAAACCTAACCTCGGACTCCAGCGATTTCTTATCTCTGTCTTCTTCTGTTTCTGAACTAAAAAGTATTTCTCTTGCTTCGTCACTTGAGATTATCTTGTCTTTAACAAGTTCTCTTAGTTCTTCTGTCGTGGGGAGGGTTTTAAGCCTCCAAATTAGTTTCTTCATATTGTTTTTTTTAGTTCAGCCCAAGTTTTCAAAGAACAGTTAAATAACAAAAAAGGCGCGGACGGCTTGGTAGCCATTTCGCGCCCACTGCTGTATTGCAGTTAGAGCTATTTAATTATGATTAAGTATAAGGCATTTTTACCATCTTGTCAAATAGCTCATTTTTCCTCAAATCGTTGATACAACTTTTTATGGATCACCACGGTCTGAATCTGACTATTATGAATGTTTACCTCCACTTTGCCGCTATCCATGGCGAATAAGCCAGCGCTCCATAAAGCCATAAACTTCTCGGCAATGTCGCCGGTAATTACTATGTCTTTAATAACTGTCGTCATTTTGGTCTAAAGATTCCGCAACTAGCTTGCCGAAAATCTCACTGGCCTTAGTATCGCTAGTTTTGTCGGGATTCATAAAGTGGCTTGGTTTCTTATCAACGTCCGTAACTGTAATAATCGACCCCAGGCCGGCAAAACGGCTCATGCCCGTTCGCCACATCCAAGTGGCGGAAGCAAGGTGGTCGCGACCATTCCTAATCCACTTATAACCCTTAACTTGGGAAGTAACGGGGTCAAGCACTTTTAACTTTGACAAATTATTCCAATCAAGATAATACGCGTACCAGTCTTCTTCGGTGCCGTGCACGGGAATCCTTTTGTTTCTAAATTCATCCACGCACAACTGAATAATGCGATTTCTGTCTACCTTAACTGAACCATGCTCATCGCCTTTGCCCCAAGTCATCAACTCGTTCTGATTCCTGTCGCCTACCAAATAACAAAGATAAACTCTGCCAGTCCACTTTTCGGCAAAAGCGCGCGAACCAATTAAGTCTCCGCCCGCGTCAATAACGCAAATCATCTTCTTGAACCTCTCCATTAACACATCCAACTCTTCGTACTTACTGGCATCACCATGAAAGAATAAGCCCTTGGAGTTTCCCAAAACGTAGTCGAGTCGCAGTCCGGTATCCACGCCCATCACTACTCGCTCGTCTGTCTCTGGCGCATAGGCTTCGCCCGTTAAGTTTTGAAAGAACGAGTTACGAAGCAGTTTTGAGGCGGCATCCGCGTAAGGCAGTCCTAAAACTCTCGTCCAGAAAAACCACGGTGTAGTTTGCGGATCTTGGTGCTTTTTGACTATTTCTTCGGCCGAGACCCACGGGGCCATAAGTAGCGATACCCAGTAACCGCTAATGGGTTTATCTTTGTACTTCCCTACCCACTGGCCATTCCGTCTTACATAGTCAGGTATTTTGGCATGGCATTTTTTACATACAAATATCTTTTTTTCTATGTCCACCGACATTTCACTTGGAACCTCCGTACTCCAAGAGAGGTATTGCCACTCATTACAAGCTTCGCATTTAATAAACCAGTGCTTTTGATCTGATGCCAACCAGTCGTTATGTATGCCCGTCTCTGGCAGATTCGGATGCGAGAATGTATAAATTTGTTTATACTTAGAATGTTGCAAACGCGCCCGATATGAAGCGACCACACCTAAATTACTTGAATCAAGTTCGTCGTGGACTAATCTGTCCGCCGTTACCATAATGGCCTGTTTCTCGCTGAAAGTGCCTCTAAAGTAAACCACCGAACTGCCAATTTGTTTTACCTCAATAGAATCCTTATCGGCCACATCAGCGATCATGCAGGGGTTGTTGGCAATAATTCTGTTCACTTTGCCGCCTACAAAAATCCTAACATCATTGTCAGTTGGCAAAGTGTAGATCAGATCTAGTTTATTCTGCTTGGCGTCAAAGTGATTCTTTAAGATGGCGCACGAACTCATGCCCACCTGCGCCGCCTTTAAGACGGTTAGGTATTGCGATTCATCCGCGTAAATGCGAAATAAAAAAGGGTGATTGTCAAACTCTATGGGTTCGCCTTTTTCATTCTTAATTTGGTTAGTTTGCAGCCACTCATGGATATTCATGTCTTAGACAGTTTCTTAATCAACGCGTAAGCCTCCATATGCTTAATAACTCTGCCATAAATGTCTCCCGATAAAATATAGGCTAACTCCATTAAAACTTTATGACGTTTTTCTCGGTCTCGCGTTTGCTGGCAAATGAAAGCATATTGCGCTCCATAAGCCTCGGCCTCTTGCGAAACCCTAAACTCTGGGTCAATTAAATACTTAGTCCACCAAGCATCGGGATTATCTCCTTGCTGAACTTCGTGGGTTTCTTCATGTTTTAGAATATCTATACTTACGTTGGCGCCGCTGGGATTAAATAACTTATGCCCAACCGCGTAGACAACTGTATCGCTGGGCTTCATACCAGCCGCGATAATCTTGTCGTAAATTGGCGGACGAGAATGTATTATCTCCATAACCAACTTAGCAGTCGCCGCCACCAAGAGGTTTTAGCCAAAGTTGCTATCGTTACTACCGGGTAACTTGCCTCTAATGGGCCTTCATAAGTTTTAGTTTCTACCTCTTGGTTATAAACCGTGCCCAGTGGTTTACGAACATTAAAACCTTTATCGGTTTCGTACCAGCCGTGATAACCGCCGCTTGTTTTGCGAAGTAACCTAAGTAATCTCATGGTCTTGTTTGGCTTTCTCTAATGACCTTTTCATTCTATTCGCTTCCAGTCTTTTTAGATATTCTTCGGTAGCTAACTTATCGTCTTCATTGCCTAAAATAATGGGTTGTCCTATTTCGCCCGAATGTTCTACAGCAATCTTTTCGCCAAACTCTGCCCTTCTTTTTTTCTCAAGATATTTGAAAGCATGTGTGGGTTCGTTCAAGGCTCCAACAACAGTATTTCTAGCTTTTAGTACTGGCCTATTTCGTAAGGCAGTGAATCGTTCTAATAAATCGGGATGCTTCTTAATAAAGTTATAATAGGTTTGAACGGCAATATCCGCATAAAGGCACATTTCATCTATGCTACAGTCAAGAGCACATGCCTCCTCCAACTTAGTTATTGTCTGCGCATTTATAGCATGCGGTCTACCTCTTTGTCCTTTGCGTTTTGCCATAGAATTATTATACCACTATAGTTTGATTTTCTTTGCTAACTCCGTTTTCTAGCAAAAAAGTCTAATATTGCCGATTGGTATCTTTCTTTTGTAAACTTAAAGTTCTTTTTATGATACTCTTCATTTTTTTTGCACCACGCTCTACTACGCAATTTATAACACTTAGGAGAACAGGTCATATTTGGTTTCTGTCCATGAACAATAAACTCTTTTAGACATTGCCCACAAGCATGGAAACGGCCACTACATAACGAACTGTGCATGGGGCATTCACCCTTTTTAACTGGCTTTAGGTAGTAAATATTACCCATCTTTTTTGTCCTCAACATAAGTCCCTCCAAATCCCTTAAAAATACAGTCTTTGTCGAGAACCATAGAGGACATATTGCCATTGTGTTTTTCATATATGGCGTAGAGCATATCTCGCTCTTTAATGTTTAGCGGCTTATAAGGTGGTTTCTTTTCCATGGTCTTTCGGTGTTTCCACATAAATCCCTTGAATTGTCAACAATAGCCCCGCTACCGAGACGGCATTTTCTATGCCAGCAATTAAAGCATTCACGGGGTCGCATACTCCGACTTCCATGAAGTCGCCTAACTCCATTGTTACCGCATTTACCGCCTCGCCTTTCTTTAGAGATGAGTGAGTTTTGCCCACATTTTCCCACAACACCTTTCTAGGATATTGTAAAGCATTGTTAAGTATCTCGCTTGATGTTTTTATGTTGGCCAAGGCCTCGCCTCCGCCGGCTACCACCCCATGATTAAAAGCCGACTTTACACTGGCAATGCAATTCTCCACCTTACGCCTTATTGATTTTAACTCATTTTCCGTGGGTGCCCCCAGATGAATGACCGCTACTTTGTTCGTGAGAAATGCTAATCGTTTGTCTATCGCTTTTTTCTTCTTGAGATCGGCTTCTGTTTCTCTTTCCAACCTTAACTCTATAGTCTTCTTACCAAGCAAATCCTTATCGCTATTTGGGCCGATGATAACCGATTCATCTTCTTCGCACACAAAACGTTTACATTTACCAAAGTCATTTATGGTTACTTTGTCAAGTCTGTCGCCGTTTGACTCGCTAACTACTCTTGTCCCTAAAAGCAAGGCAATATCTAAGAGTTTTTGTTGGTGATCCCCCTTAGGCAAATCTACGGCTATGAGCGCGAATTTCTGTTGCATTAAGTTGGCGTTTACCGTGGCGAGCGCGAAGCCGTCCAACTCTCGGCAAATTAAAACCAACTGCCTTTGGTTGGTTTCCTTCACAATTGTTTCCATTAAATACGTTACATCTTCGGCGGTTTTAACCTCTAAATCAGTAACTAAAACATGTGGTTCGTCCATGGCGCCGGCCATGAGAGGCGAGACATAGCCGTAAGGTAACTTAACACCTTCCGAAAGTTCCACTGAAGTATTTATGGTGACACTAGGCTTAATAGTTATCACGCCGTCTTTGCCAAGTTGGTGGTAGAGTTCTGCCACCACTTCGGCTACATCCTCGTTGTCATAAGAGATAAGCGCAGCGTTTTTGAGGTCTGCCTTGCTTTCTATAGGCTTGGCTTGAGCTTTTAACTGGGTTACGGCCTCTACTAACGCCTTTTTAAGCTCTAATTCGGCCTCACGGGGCGTTTTCTTTGACTTCTCATACTCCTCTAAGATGCCCCGAAGCAGGATTAAGGCCCCCATAGTGCCGTCTCCGGCCCTGTCCCATGTCCGGCCAGATACTTCCTTAATAAGTTTAACTATCGCGTTTTCGGCTTCGTCGTCTAGTTCAATATCCCGCAAAACTTGCACGCCATCGTCATACACCCCGTAATGGGTTTGTTTGTAAATAAAAACTTTGTTGGAGGCTGGGCCGAAAGTGGGCGCGGCGAAACTGACAGCTCTATCTACCGCTTTTTTAATTGTTTCAAATGATTTGTCTGTGATTATCATGCTTTTATTTGACTGTTTTTACAGTTACAACAGAGTAAGTGCTTCGTGTAAATAGGTTTAGTAAAAACGACACTTACCGTACCGCTATTCATTCCCTGGTGAATTGAGTCTGGCGGGTCTGTTTTATATCCAGTGCAAACTTCAGTTTCTATGCAATAACAATGGTTGCAATTCGCTTTTTGCCATGCCTTTTTAAAGTTATCAATGTCTAGTGTAAGTTTCATATTTCAATTATTAACTTAGAGGGATCGTAAGTTCTGTAGTACGCGCGCTTGGTTGGCCCAGTTCTTTGAGCGAAGTTTCTGATGTGAAGTTTAAGGTACTCGGCATTAGCCACTCGCCCTTTATGGCCCTTGTTCCACCTGAACTTCTTGCCGCATAACTTACAAACTTCAACTTTCTTGGCTTGGTTTTCGTAGATGGGAATAAGATCGTGATAGGTTCCCGATTTACAGTTAAACATTCTTTTTGTTTCTTTCCTTAACTGAAGACATAAAGTAATGAGGGGCCATGCTAAACTCATAAAATTCAAAGACTTTATAACAATAACCACAATGCGCGTGGTATCCACTAACTGAATGGTGAAGGCCGATACGACAAAGTTGTTTCCAAATAGTATAACTTGGACAACTTACTTTCCAAAATACCTGCCAATAAATACCTTTAATAAAGGTTATTATCCACCCATCCCCTTGTTTCTTAATGAGCACATTTAGCATAACTTGTCTAAGTTTTCCGTTTTTGACATAGTTTCTCATCTTATAAAAGCCAACACCTCATTATCTTTGTCGTCGCTCACGTAGAGCAGTTTATACTCTTCTTTACCATCCGTTACTGTTTCGCCAGAGTACACGCCGTAAATAACTTTTGCTCCCACTTGTATATTCATGTCAATCATTTCAACTGCCGGCGACATGGCCACTATCGTCCCCACGGCTTTTCTCTCCTGTTCAACTGCGACGGGCGTTACAATCCCATGTTCGCTCACCCGTGATGCTTCGGAGTCCGGCTTAACAAGTACCATGTGGCCACGAGGGATAATTGTCATAGTCCTAACGCATTATCTCTAAACTCATAAAACAACTCACCGACTTTAGTCAAGGTTTGTTTATCTCCAGTTTTTAGTAACTCTTCTATATTTAGACCTTTTGTTTCTAGCGCCCAGGTTTCAAAGTTTTTTTGAGTCCTTTTTATCACCCTAACTATATCGGCTTGACTTAGTTTTTTTTGTTTGGCAACGTTTCTCATGGTCATTTCGCTGAAGGGGGGGGGTTACTTTGTGGTATTGATGGCGATTATCTCTAATAAAGTTATTATTTTCCAACCAACGGCTACCATACCAATGCCCGAAATTGCATAAATCACTAACTTATACTTCTGCGACCAATCACTGACTTTGACTACTTCGTTATTTTTGGTTTCCATAAATTTGTTTCTTAATTTTTTTACGACCTTTTAATCCATCTTGGCATAGTTTAGACAAGTTCGCTGATGTTAGTTGATTTTCCTTGCGCTTTATTTTTTTCAATTATTTCCCGTCTTACTACATCTGCCTCTGCCTCTTGCTCTATGATAAACCCCTGTGGTTTCGGCCCAGCTGCTTGAACTTTCCGCTCAATTACCGTTACCCGCTTTTCAACAGAACTTCGGAAGTAAGTCAAGACCAATAAGATAAACACTGATAAGAGTAAACCCGTTAGGTAACCTAAAATAAAGTTAATCATTTCTATTTTATAGGGTCAGGCAGAGGATCGACCGCCTCTTGCAATCTTGCCACGGAGCCAATCCTGCCATCAGGAGTCAAGGTCGGCATTGAACCAAGCCCTAAATGGTACTTTTTAAGCAAGACAGTCAGTTCTTCTTGAAAAACGGCCGCTCTTTCCTGATAGTTTTCTGGGGTAAACTCTGTAAACTCTTTCATAGTTATGTTTTATTATAACAAACTTTCGGCTTTTTGTGTAGTTGATAACTCTTGCAAGGTAGGCGAGGTTGTAACCCTGCCATTTAGCAACTGGGCGAGAGAGGCAGTCGTTACGCCGTACTTTTTCGTTAATGGTTCTAGTTCTTTTCTAAAGTCCGCCACGCGCCTAGCGAAGTTCTCATCATAGCACGAGACGACCTTTGTTTCGCCGGCTTCAGTTTTTAGCAACTTAAACTTCCAGTGCCCCCTTTCGTCATCAATTCTCTGTTTCTCGGCTAGTCTTTTCTCTAAACTCCAACCGCGAAACATATACTGTTTTCGGCGAAGGCAGAAGTACCAGTCCGACTCATCCAGTTTAATCTTGTCCAAATCCAACTCTCTAAGAAAAGTCTCTGCCACTCGTTCAAACGATGGGAGAACCCACAAAACAGCCAAAGTTATCCTTTTTAACGCCCGCCACTTGCTCGCTAGCCCGATCTTGGGGTCTTCTCTAGTTATTAAGG